CTTTACTCCACGTACCTCTGCCTTTACAGTAGATGATGACACTTTAGCATTACTACACTTTGATGGTACAAATGCCTCTACAGACATTGTAAATGCAGCTAACCTTGCTTACCTTACTGTAAGTGCTGGGTTTGGTCCTACTATCCAACCTGTAGGGTTTGGCTTACAGATTATTACTGACTCACTGCTAGTAGACGGTGATGAGATAGTAATTGACGCAGATGCTAATATTAGCCTAGCAGGTAAGGGTGTAGGTGGTACAGTATCAGGCAACACTGTCACACTAGATTGTCAGGCTGTAGTATTACCAGTGGGTTTACAGGGTACGTTTACGGTAGGTGACGAAACAATTGATGCTGTACAGTTTGACTATGAATCAATTAAAGATAACTATAGTAGACAACGTACAGTTTATATATCTGCCGCATCTTCTAATACAAACACGTCCTATGTACGTGCAGCATAATAGGAACACAGAATGTCATTAAAATGGCCCAATAAAGACCCAGATGAATTAACCGATTACAGTATTGATTGGTCTCGTTTTATTGCGCCAGCAACCATTAACTCCGTTACATGGTATGTAGATGATGCAGATGGAACTAAAACTGAACTAGTTGCAAGTGGTCCTATTGTTTATGGTATTCAATTAGTGTCAGCTACAAGTACAAATACAACAGCAACTGCACGTATGGGGCTTGGTACAGATAATATTAAATATAAACTATATTGTAACATTACTACCTCTGATGGTTTAATATTTGAACGTACTGTATTCCTACGTGTGAGGGAAAAATAATGGCATATAACTTTCTTGGACTTGTAAATGAAGTAAACCGTAGGCTTAATGAAGTAGAGCTTACAAGTTCTAACTTTGCTACAGCTACAGGTTATTACAATACAGCTAAAGATGCAGTTAATTCCGCTATTCGTCACATCAATCACGAAGAGTTTGGTTGGCCTTGGAATCACGTAGAAGAAGAAGATATACTAACTGCAGGTGTCACACGTTACGGTTATCCTTATGATGCTAAAACAATTGACATGAATAGCTTTAGGATTAAACGTAATAGTAGCTTAAATATCACAACTACTAAATTACAAAGCATGACCTATCAAGAATACCTTGACAAGTATTCTGACTATGAGTACAATAATACTACAAGTATTCGTGGTAAGCCAAACTACGTAACTAGAACACCTAGTCAAGAATTTATTATATTCCCTACACCTGATAAAGCATATGAATTAGTTTATGAATACTATCGTAATCCTGTAGAGTTAGAATTACAAGATGATGTACCTACTGTACCACAAGAATTTAAACATGTGATTACTGAAGGTGCTATGTATTACGCTTATCAATTTAGAGGAGATAATCAATCTGCTCAATTGTCACAACAAAAGTTTGAACAGAGTATTAAGTATATGCGTAGTCTACATATAAATACGTATGACTATGTACGTTCTACAGTAAGGTACAGCAGCCCAAATACATTTGGTTTATTGAAAGTATAAACGTATGACTACAGCTTGGTCCACATTTCCTGTACAATTTACGGGTGGGTTGGTTACTAACATTAGCCCCTTGCAACAAGGTATTAACGCTGTAGGTTCTGCATTTATTTTGCAGAACTTTGAACCATCACTTGATGGTGGCTATCGTAAAGTAGCAGGGTATACTAAACTAGATGACGCACAACTAACTGGTAGTGGTGTAACACAAGCATTAGCAGTTGTTGAAAATGAAGATGAAGAACGGTTTATTGCTGCACGTAGTGGTGTATATTATTTAATTAATACAACAGATAGTACCCCTGCTTGGACATCTAAAGTAACTGCTGCGGATATAACTTTTGCTAAAGCACGGCATGTAAGCTATAACTTTAGTAACGCATTAAAGATTGTATTTGTTGACGGTATAAACTATCCTGTATATTATACTGACAGTACACAAGCTATGACGTATATTACCAATAGTGGCACAGGTAATACTGCGGTTGAGGGTGCAAGCACTGTAGAACTGTTTAAGAGTACTTTGTTCTTTGGTGTAGGTACTGAGCTAGTCTTTACGGCTCCCTATGCAGACACAGACTTTGATCCTGCTAATGGTGCGGGTAGTATTGGCCTTAACTCTGAAATAACAGGTCTTAAAGTTTATCGTGACTCTTTAGTAGTATTTTGTCGTGATAAGATTATGAGGCTAACAGGTAACAGTGCAGCTGACTTTAGCCTTAGTGCAATTACAGAAGACCTTGGTTGTTTAAGCGCAGATACAATTCAAGAAGTTGGCTCTGATATTATGTTTCTTGGTCCAGATGGACTACGTACATTAAGCTCAACAGAACGGATTGGTGACTTTGGTATTGATGTAGCATCCAAAAACATACGTCCTACTGTAACTGAACTACAAGGTTACGCACAAAACTTTTCAAGTACAGTTATTCGTGGTAAAGCACAGTATCGTATGTTTGGTTATGTGGGCGGTGAAAAGGTTGGTATTGCTAAAGGTGTGCTAGGTACTAAGTTTATTGACCAAGGTGGTACAGGCTTTCAGTGGGCTGAAACAAAAGGTTATAAAGTATACATTGCTGATTCACAGTATATTGGTGATAATGAGTATGTAGTATTTTCTAATAATGACGGTTATATATATCGTATGGAAAGTGGTACATCACGTGATGGCGATACTGTTGTAGCTATCTATGAATCGCCCTTTATGCCTGTTACTGATCCACAGAAACGTAAAACATTTTATAAATTAGATTTGTATATTAAACCTTTTGGTGCCATTAACATTGACTGTAATGTTCGTTATAACCAAAATGACAGAAACAAAATACAACCTGCTACATTTTCATTAGTCTCTGATGCGGGTGGTGGTGGTTTCTATGGAAATAATACTGCAATATTTGGTACTACCAAATTCGGTGAACCTCGTACTCAATCCTTTAATAATAACATTGTAGGTTCAGGTAATACAGTAGCATTAAGAATAGAAGACGACAGTTCTAATTCAGCATTTTTGTTAGATACAGCAATACTTGAATTTGCTGAAAACAATAGGAAGTAAGGAAAACTCATGGGTACAGGTTATGTAAGAGCAGACACAGCTAATAACATCGCTAATGGTAATGTTATTGATGCTGATGACCTAGACAATGAATTTAACGCTGTTGAATCAGCCTTTAATGCTAGTACAGGGCATACTCATGATGGTACTACATCTGAAGGTGCGCCTATTACAGTTATTGGGCCAACACAGGATGTGGTTGCTACAGCCTCTGTACTACGCCCTAAAACGACAAACACTGTAGACCTTGGTACGTCTAGCCTAAAATACAAAGATGCTTATCTAGCAGGTGATCTTAGCTTAGGTGATGCAGCCACTATAGGCGGTGCACTAAGTGTAACTGGTGCAGCAACACTGTCTAGTACACTTGCGGTTACAGGTAATCAAACTAACACAGGTGATCTTACTGTAAATGGTAACACAACTCTCGGTAATGCCGCTACAGATACGGTGACAGTAAATGCAGATATTGCTTCAAACGTTATTCCTCATGTTGATGACTCTTACGATCTGGGTGCTGTGGGTTCTGAGTGGCGGGACATCTATATTGATGGCACTGCTTATATTGATACTGGCTCTATTGATACTGCAAATGTTACAACTTTAGCTGTGTCGGGAAATGCTACAGTTACTGGAAATCTTACCGTTGATGGTAGCTTGTCAGCTTCTGGTTCTATTGTTGCCAACACTGCAGACACACTAACAACCGCACGTACTATTACAATTGCAGGTGTAACGTCAGGTGCAGCTAACTTTGATGGTTCATCTAACATTACAATTACTACAACTGGTGTTACTCTAGGTGGTACTTCAGTAACTTCTACGGGTGCAGAGCTAAACATTCTTGATGGTGCAACATTATCAACTGCTGAACTAAACACACTAGAGGGTATCACAGCAAGCACAACGGAGCTTAACTTTGTAAACGGTGTAACGTCAAGCATCCAGACACAACTTGATGCAAAGTTAGGTAGTGTAGATGGAACATTAAGTTCTTACACAGGTGATGTTGACATTGATGGCGAACTTGTGGTAACATCTTATAATGAAACCTATCAGGCTGTAACGTCATCAAGTAATGCAACAACGATTAACTGTGAAACAGGTAACGTATTTAGTAACATACTAAGTGAGAACACAACGTTCACTTTTAGTAATCCTCCTGCAAGTGGTACAGCCTATGGGTTCTCATTGAAGATTGTACAGGATGCAAGTGCTAGTGGTTATACTGTAACATGGCCCGCTGCTGTAGTGTGGCCTTATGCTGATCAATATGCAGCATCAGGTGCGCCACGGCTTACAAGTACAGCATCTGCAGTAGATCAGTTTGTGTTCTACACATATGATGGTGGCACTACTTGGCACGGCTTCACAGCAGGGTTAAACTTAGGGTAATATAGAATGAGCAATATTAAAAAGCTAATGATGTCTTCCGCTGCTGGCGGTGAAACCCTGAACGTAGAAAGTGTGTTCAGCACTTATTTGTATGAAGGCAATGGCTCTACACAAAGCATCACCAACGGCATTGCCTTAGCAGATGGGTTGGGAGGCGGCACAGCTACCTCTTTTGATGGTGTTGATGATTTTTTAAGTCGCAGCAGCGATTTAACTGGTAATGCTGATGGTAAAACATTTACTTTTAGCAGTTGGGTAATCAGAACGGGCGCAAATACAAGGGCAATATACCCTCTTAGAATGCAGGGTTTTTTCTATATTGAAGTAGCTTCAAACGGTAGAATTACCATAGGAGGAGCTAACACTTCGGGTTCTACGGTTTTAAGCGCTATTACGGCTACTAACGCTGTACCTTTAAACACTTGGACGCACATTCTTGTTTCAGTTGATCTTACTAATACAAGTAATAGATATGTTTATCTCAATGACGTAGCTACGTCTATGACATGGAGTACTTACTCAAATCAAAACATTGATTTTACAAAAACTACTAGCCATGTAAATTCTAATACTGTTGGTTCATTTGGAGCAGCTATACACTCTAATATATATTTAGATTACACATATCGTGATCTATCTCAAACATCTAACAGGCGTATTTTTATTGATGCTGACGGTGGCTCTACGCCCACATCTACGTTGTCAGCACTAAATCCTATTGTTTACCTACCAATGACTGATACCTATTCTGTGGGTAAAAATCTTGGAACAGGCGGTGACTATACAGTAAATGGATCACCTACCATTGTTAATAATGGAACTGAATGGCAATCGGGGTATGGCGAAGGTGGTTTGGTTTGGATAAAGAATAGAGATGCAGGTGACAGCCACATGCTATTTGATACAGAGCGTGGCGCTTCAAAAACTCTTTCGTCAAATGAGGGCGGGGTAGAGGTTACAAATTCCGATACGCTCACTCAGTTTTTAGCTGATGGTTTTTTACTTGATGATGATGTCGCAGTTAATACTAATGGCGAAGACTACGTCTCTTGGACATTTCGGAAAGCCCCTAAGTTTTTTGATGTTGTGACTTTTGCGGGTACGGGAGTTGCTGGCCTAACGATAGACCATAATCTGGGCAGCGTACCGGGTATGATTATTGTTAAAAGTTACGATGATTCTCGGGATTGGGTTGTGTACCATCGTGGTGTTGACGCTACTAACCCAGAAGATTACGCAATGGTCTTGCAGAAGACTGTTGCCAGAGAAGATAATGCCACTTGGTTTAATGACACTGCCCCTACCGACACTCAATTTACCGTGGGCAATAAGTTAGACATAAATCGTAGCGGCTATAACTACGTAGCTTACCTCTTCGCCCACAACGATGGTGACGGTGAGTTCGGCCCTAATGGTGATGCTGATATTATCAAGTGTGGGAGTTACACTGGTAACGGCTCTAGTAATGGCCCTGAGATTGACTTAGGTTTTGAACCGCAGTGGGTGATGATTAAAAACGCATCGTCTACTGGCCCTTGGGTCATGCTGGACAATATGCGTGGCTGGCCTGTTACGGATGAGAATACTTTTACTGACCGCATGCTTTGGGCTAACACCAGCAACGCAGAATATACCACTGTAAAGAGAGCCAACCTTACTTCAACAGGCTTCCATATTCGGTCAACCAACAGTCAGGTAAACACCAACAATAACAATTACATCTACATGGCAATCCGCCGTGGTACTAAAGTGCCTGAGAGTGCGACTGAGGTGTTTGATATTTATCAGAACGAAAGCACAGCAACCGTTCCAGCATTTAAGCACCCGTTCCCTGTAGACTTTGGTGTTTATAAGGCAACGTCTTATACAGAAGATTGGTGGTATAGCGCAAGGCCAATTCAAGGCCAAAACTACAGATTGAACGTACAAACCTATTCTGGCGGCGCAAGTTCATATGCGTTTGATTATATGGACGGATGGCTAACATCAAATTCTAACCAGACGGACTATTACTCATGGGCATGGAAACGTGCGCCGGGATTTTTTGATATTTCCACATATAGTGGGACAAACAGCGTTCAAAATGTGCCTCATAATTTGGGTGTAGCTCCAAAACTTATGATAATCCGCATGTTGGAGCAAAACGCACCACCTGCTGTATATTGGGAGCCTGCTGGGAACACAGAAAACTATTTCCTGACTTCAACTGGCAACACTGATAACTCGCAGTATTGGAACAGCACAACCCCAACAGATACTGTCTTCACGGTAAAGGGGCCATTAGGGGATGTGAATTATTCTGGCTACAACTATTGTGCAATGCTTTTTGGCGAGCTAGACGGAATATCTAAGATTGGCAGTTACGTTGGAAACGGATCAACTCAAAACATTGATTGTGGATTTACCTCTGGAGCCAGATTTGTCTTAATAAAAGGATCAACAAGTGGCGATTGGTTTATATTTGACACAAAGCGTGGAATTGTTGCGGGTGATGACCCTTATTTAAGATGGAATAATGGCGGGGCACAGGTAACAAACCGTGACTTTATAGACCCATACTCAAGCGGGTTTACAGTAAACACGGACGTATCAACTTTAGTAAATGCAAGCGGAACTACATACTACTTCTACGCAATCGCATAACTGCATACGCAATATAATCAAGGTCATACAAGGAGTATCAACTAATGACTGAATATCGTGATCGCACAACTGGTGAGCTTAAATCTCAAGGCCAGTTACGCAAAGAAAACCCTAACATGTCCATGCCTAAAGTGTGGACAAGTAATGTGTTTGACGCACTGAATGTAGACCCTATTCTACGTGCGCCTAAGCCTACGGATGGCATTGGTGCATATCAATCAGTACGCCGCAATGGTGTAGTGCAGGATGCTAACAGCAACTGGGTTGAGGCATGGCAGATTAGTGACATGTTCAGTGACACAACTGAGGATGGTGTAACAACCACCAAGGCTGAACATGAGGCAGCATACCAAGCACAGCTAGACAGTAGCGCAGCAGAACGTAATCGCACACAGCGTGATACACTTATTGCTGAAACAGACTGGTGGGCATCTTCTGACTTGACTATGACTGCTGAACAAACAGCATACCGTCAAGCACTGCGTGACATCTCAAGCCACGCTAACTGGCCCCACTTGGACGAGGCTGACTGGCCCACTAAACCATAGGGTGTAGGTTATGTCAGATGTTAAACTTACAGTAGATGAAATAGAAGATATGCTAGATCGTGCAGCTAGACGTGGGGCAAAGGAAGCCTTACGTTCTATTGGACTGTTAGATGACCAAGCACAAAAGGACATCACCGAAATGCGTGGCCTACTGGAAGCATGGCGAGATACCCGTAAAGGTATCTGGACTACTGTAGTAAAAATAACAACGGTAGGTGTACTAACATTTATAGCAGGTGCTGTCTGGATGACACTAAACAAATAAGGCATAGACATGATTAATCAAATTAAAAATCCTACATTCGGTGGTTTTAAACCAGATGCCATGCAGCGTATTGCAGGTACGCTAGGTTATACTGGTGACATGTCTGGCTTTCAACAGTACTTAGAACAGAACCCTGAAAAACGTACACAGATGGATCAGTTCAAACAAGCTGCTATGATGATGGCTAAGGGTGGTGCAGTACGTGACTATCAGGTAGGTGGTAGCGTGATGAACCCATTAAACCCTAATTACAAGCCACCTACACAAGAACAAATTGCAACTAATGCTGCTAATAATCCAATGGCAGGTATGGACCCTAATCAAGCTAATAGATTTAGGGCTCAACCTAACATGTTTCAGCTTGGTCCAAATGTAACTACACCACAGATTACAGAACCACCTGAGTCTACACAGCCAATGCAGCCTACTAGACCTATTAACGCTGTACCTCAGCCCCTGCCAATGCCGATTGATCCTCGTACAGGTAAACTACCAGAGTTTGTAGGTGGTCCTGCAATGCCGAAGGGATCACAACCTACATTTACAACACAACAAACTGCAACAGGTGGCTTTGAAGTACTTGACCAAACAGGTAAAGTTGTAAAGACTAACCTTGACACAATGCAGCAAGCACAAGACTATGCTCAACAGCAGGGTGTAAAAATCTTTACTGATGACACACGTGGTCAGGGTATTGTAAGTGATATAGGTACACCTGTAGGTACTCCGATTGGTACTGGCCCTGCTGATGGTGGACCTCCACCGTATGATCCTTCACAAGGTATGCCTGAACCATTAGGTGAAGATGTAATCAATCAGTACACTGCTGATGCTCCTATTCACTTTAAAACTGCACTTAAACAAATGTTTACTTCGGGTAATCTTCCTGCCGATCCTAATGACTATACTATTTCAGGTAGATCACGTAATTGGACTATTACTTATGCAGATGGTACGACAATTCAAAACACAGCAAATAGACGTACTAGTGTAGAAAACGATGCTGCTAACATTATTCCTACTTACATTAATAACTTTAAGGGTAGTGAAGAATATACACAAAAAAAAGTACAACAAGATGCGTATCGTAACTACCTTACAGAGTCAACTACTGGTGGTGTAACTGGTGACATTGAGAATATTGAACAAGAGTATACCAATGCACAGTCAAACTACACACAGCAA